AAGTGATACTGCTACACCTGCCGTGGGTAACGGTTATCTAAGATGGAACGCTGGTGGAACAAGTGTGACCTATTCCACCACTATTCCGTCAACTGCGGTAACAGGACTTGCAGCCGTTGCGACAGCAGGCACGTTAACGTCACTAACAGACATGACCATTACTACGCCTGTACAAGGGCAAGTACTGTCCTACGATAACGCAACTAGTAAGTGGATAAATGCTACACCAGCAAGTGCAGTGACAAGCGTATTCAGTCGCACCGGCGCAGTAGTTGCAACATCAGGCGACTACAACTCGACTTTAATTACTAACTCATCGGCCGTAGTTGGCGCTACTGTGACAGCAGCGTTAAACACGCTAAATACTGGTAAAATTAGTACAATTACAGGCGGCACTAACGGTAATTTTGTTGTGCAAGCAACAGGCGGCACCGTAGCGAGCAGCGCATTTAGCAGTGCAAGTTTTGCAACAGCAGCACAAGGCACTAAAGCTGACACTGCATTGCAATCCGGCAGCAATATTAGCTTGCTAAATAACAACTCCGGGTTTATTACAGGCATCGGCGCACTCTCGATTAACGCACTTAACGACGTTGATACTGCAACAACTGCGCCGACTAATGGGCAGGGTCTAATTTGGAATAGCACATTATCGCAATGGGTACCGGGCACAGTTGGCGGTGGCGCAGTAGTAAACGCCTCGATCACTTACTATGCAGATATGTTTCAAACGCCTAACAACACAAATTGGCCAGTATCTACGTTTGCTACTTTATCCCCAGACCAGACAAATGCTTCTATTCTGTGCAGAGCATTCGACGATACTACGCCTGAAGGGGTAGGGTTTATGTTATCGATTCCGTCAGCAGCAACATCTATACAATTAACTATAACTGGTCGGGCAGGCAGTGCAGTAAGTACTACGGCATCATTCATATTATATAGTAGAGCAATACCAAACGGTACCTCGATACCAGCGTGGGCAAATTCTGTTCCTTTTATTAATTGCACTATTAATGGCACTGCGAACTACACTAAATATACGTTTACATATACTTTAGCGACCGCCGGGTTAGTAGCAGGTACATTATATAATTTCGAATTAGTTCGTAATGCTGCAAACGCCGGTGATACGCTAGTAGGCGACTTTAATTTAATAGAACTAGGTATAGGATTTATATAATATGGCTGTTAATTTCACTGCTACTAACCAACAAATAACATCTGTTTATATTCCTACGGATCAATTACCGGCAATAACACTCGCATGCACAATTGAGGCAGTGAGTACCTCTAACGCTTACGTGTTTAGTCAGGCAATTAACACTACTAGTAATATCGATTATGCTATCAATATTAGCAACGGTAAGAAAGTTAACGTAAAATTAAATATAAATGGTACGGTTCGCACGCTCGGCACAACCGGTGGGATTTCGGACACATCTACGACTGTGTGTGCAACATACAACGGTTCACAGCTTCAATTATGGGTCGACGGTGTGCTCGAGGAGACTGCTGCATATACCGGACCAGTGCGTAGCACGCCGGGTCGATTATTTTGCATCGGTGGATACGGCTCCAGTCAATCAACTTGGGGGTTTCTAGGAAAAGTATCAGACGTGAGAATGTATAACAGGGCGCTGTCAGCAAAGGAAATTGAGCAATACACCGTCGGCCAGGGGCAAGATGGGATTTACAACGGGTTATTGGCGTGGTATCAATTAAACGAAGCTCCAGTCGGTACAACTATATCGCCTACGCTCAGTAATACTGTTAAGGACCACGGCCCTAACAGATATGATGGAAAAACGGTTGGTTTTTCACCGATATGGGATGCAGATCCGCGTCAGTTTACTAAAACACGATTAATAGGAATTTAAATAATGGCGAACGTAGTTAACAGAAACGACAACACTTATTTGCAGAGCGTAGACACCACTCAGTACACTGATCCGCCGTGGTTAATTAATCCAGATACTAGTTTAGTAATAAACGAAGTTGACAATATACCGTCGCAATACTGGATTGTGCCGCAAACAGGCGACCCGTCGGCGATAATTACTGCCGATAGAGTAGCATGGCAACGAGACGTTAAGACTGTAGATTTGGAAAATTATCGCGACGAACAATTAGCAGGGGAGTTTCATTATGCACCTAACGGCAACGATCTTACGGAGGGGCAGCTATACAATGCATCCTCGTTTGATACAACAATCATTGTAGATAAAGTGCTTGCTATTTTAAGCGGAGTACCAGTTGATGCTATTACCGAAAGTAGTAAACTTAGCATCAGAACATCGTTATCTGAGGCACAATCGATTTCTGCTGCGGAACTCATGAATTTTCACGCACGTTTTCAGCGTACTAGAGAAATTGTTAGGCAGGATTATTATGCAAAAGTAGACGAATTGAATGCACTCACTACTATAGAAGAAATTGACGCATTCGATCCATATACAGGTTGGAGACCAATATGAGTAATAAGATCTTAATAACAAATAATACGGCGCAAGACGTGCTTATTATCGGTGCTCAAATTGCCCCCGGTAACACACAAGAGTATACTTCATATGCATTGCACACGTTGATGAGCGACCCTACATTTACAGCAGCACTAGCAACAGGTGCGTACACTATTAATAACGGTACGGAAACCTTGCCGTCTAACGATGCCTTGGTATATTTGTCTTCGCTGTCGTCGGGGACTAACGTAATTGATGTAAAATCATCTTTGGGTTATATTAGTACTTCGGTGGTTACCGCCGATATTGCTGGAACTTATATACTCGATCCATTGCAAGCAAACACCTGGATTTTAACACTTACTGCTGATACTACAATTCAACTATCCGGTATTTCTAACGATTCTCCGGTTATATCATTCGATGTTACTTTACAACAAGATTCTGTGGGATTTCACAAGACTACTTTTATATCGAGCATGAAAGTGACATGGTCCGGCAACAGAGCTACTCAGATACCGCTAAACCCTAATGGAATATTAACAATAAATCTTACTTCCGTGGATAATGGATCCACGTGGTTAGCAAAAGAAACGTATCGTAAAGATACTGCTTCGGATGTAGTTAACGAAATGTTCGATAGTGATAATGTCAGAAGAACCATTAACAATGTATTTAGTCCCATCGGTGTGCAGCTTGTGTCACAACGTAACGTTGCTTCCGGTTTGTTATCCTATAGGATGTTAGCTAATGCTAGTGTGTCAACTGCTGCCGAAGTACAAATAACAGTTGACGGAATAGTTAGACACGCCGATATTACGCCTTCGTTTTATCGAGATCAATTGGTTACTCAAGACATCGCAATGGATAGTTCGTGGGATATTAGGGTAGGGTCCGTTATAGAGGTTTTATTCCGAGAAACGTCGGGGGCTGTTACTATTCAAGTTAAGGGCGATATACAGGAATCGACTATGTTGATTACTAATATTGTTGACGGTGTGCCAGTTGAACCAATTGGCGTTACTAGTACTTTAGATGTTCAGATGACAACCACGCCTGCAACGTTCGGATTGATATGGACGAATAACACCGGCGATGGATTCATATCTGCTACTGCTAATTTAGCGTTTAATGTAACTGCTGATATTGCTGCTCCCCTGGACTTATCTATTACTGTCGATGGGATTCAGCGATACTCGGGTACTACTTCGACTTTATCGGCTACACAGCGATTAGAATTTGTAATACCGATAGATGAGTCGTGGCAAATTAATGCAGAATCTGATATAATAGTTTACGGAGCTATAGCTAACGGAGCAGTCACTACAATGATAATGGGCAGCACTGCTCGCTCGGAACTTATTTTTACTGATATTGTATCCGGTATACCATCAACCGGCCCTGCAATGATAGAAGGATCGAACACTAGCAATGTCATACTTACTCCTGCTACTATCACCGAAATTATTGTAATTTCTCCACCCCTAATCGAAATCACAGTGGGCGAAATGGCATATAGTATTATGCTATCTTCTAATTACGCATCGAGTTGTATTGTTGCAGTAATAGTCGACGGTGTCGAGCGATACTCTAAGCAATGGTCGGGCATATACGCTGCTACAGTTCACACTGATGTTGTTCCGGTTGATATAGACTGGGGAATTACGGTAGATAGTGTAATTATACTTACGTGCGAAGAGACTTCGGGGAATCCGTCTATCGAACTGGTAGTAGAAGGTGACATCAGTGCAACGCAATTAACAATTGCCAGCACGCTCTAAGTGGTGTAGTTTCGCATCATGGCAAATGTTTTCTTATAATGAGCAAAATTGGACTTAATGTTTTGTAAAATATGCAATTCGTTAAGTCCAACGTTGTATTTATTTTTGCTATTACTTTTTTGAAAGATAGATATCGCCTCGCAGTCGCTAGTTAAGTCAGCTAATAAGTTATCTAGCCATAATTTCTCTTTAAATAGACATATAATCCACATATAAAACTTATCCTCTTTATCAAAGCAAAACAATGCTTCCTGCAAGTTTTGATATAAGGCATCAACTGGATTTATGTCTTTCCTGTAACCACTCATTACAGTAGGCATGCGATATTTTACATTCTTTGTTTTTAAAGACGATATCAGTTCGGTATATTCTTTGTTAAACTGTTCTTTGTAGAATGATTTCTCTTCGTAAAACAAATCAAAATATTCTTCCGAGGCATATAGTGACTGGCAACGCTGATGCGAGCGGGTAATTTCTTGTAGTTCCCGCGAATGTTTAGCATGTGTGAATGGTATGATTTTCGCTGTCATATGTATATTTAGCGTTACTGGTGCTGATCTAGTATCATTTGCATCTTTTCTAGTGCTTTTTTATTGCAAAACGATATCTTAGCACCGGCATGCATCGGTTTAGGCCATACGCCTAATTTAGTCCAGGCATATCCGACTGCTTCTTTGTTTATCTCGGGCGTAAACTCTTTGTCCACTATACATACAAATGTATAATAACGAAAGTTACCGTCCTTAGATTCGTAGATGTCGAATGGGTAAAATCTTTCTATATCAGGCACTGTTCCCATTTCTTCGGCTAATTCGCGCAGTAATGTTTCTTTTGGAGTCTCGTTATCCTCCATCATCCCGCCCCACAGTGACCAGCAAAGTGAAAAAGTCTTATAAGGAGATCTTAAATTTAGTAATACTCGAGAGGTGCTAGAGCATAGGAATATAGTACCTACCCCGGTTTTTTCTATCGCAGTTGTTGATGTAGTCGTTTTCATACTAATATTTAGCACAAATCGGACGGGCTTGTTCCTGTACCTGAGTCATTAGCATGTATATTTTCGAAACGGAAATAACCGGGAAAATACTCGCCTAAGTACGTAAATACCCAGTCATCGCCGGTGAATTTGTAATGATTCATGCTACGCAAGTTTATTACATATTGATTTCTGTTTTCGACCCTGCTGCTAAAACTTACAACCCAGTTAGTGCCAGTGTACTCTATAATATCGTTTTCGTATGCAGTGATAGTTCCCCATGGATTCAGCCCTGTATTAATAGGTATCGCGGGTTCCTCTCCGTTAGTTAAATCACTTACTAACAAATATCGTTGTCCAGCTATTGCAGCAGGTAATCCTCTACCCGGAAATACTTGCCCAGGGTTTATAATATCAATTACGGGCTTAATTGTGCTCGGTAGCGTGTCTATGTCAACTTCAAACCGAGCTATATTAGACGGCAATAAAGGATCGATTATTAAATTGCCTAGCACATCATTGTCGAAGTTTTCGATATCAGGGTCTAGCTTTAGTCTTAATATTGTCTCATTCAACTCCATGTCGCCGTATGCCTCGAATAAACTTTTCCATGATAGCGTTGGATCTGCGACACCGTATTTTGTTAACAGTATGACTTCGTTTTTTTGTAGTCCGTTTGTACCTACGCCTATGCGATACATGCCCGGCGTAACAATTAATTGCGTCATTCTGTCGCCTAAATAATCACCAGAGTTGAATATAGAGTCTACTTCGTGATCAGGTATTTCTTTGACTGCATTTACGTTTACTACTATCTCTTCGATAATTTTAATACGTTTTACTTTTGCTGGGGGATTAATCCAAATAGGCACTTTAAACTGTAGCGATGCAACTTCTCTTGGCTGATCGGGACCTGACGGCACACCGTTGTTAGACCAAGTAACTTGTGTTAATTCTACTTCAAATATAGAAGTCCAGTCTAGCTTGTTTGAGTTCTGTTGTAACTGTATAGATGGATTAAAAATGGTTAATATTTGTTCTAGTAATTGTAATTTAGTTGTAGTAGTAGTGGTCCAAATATCGACTTGCATTGTTAAGTCGTACGGCACCGGCATATACCTGTCTATCGTATACCTGTTACCAACTTTCTGTCCGTATCCGCCGCCACCGCCTTGCCCGAGTGAATTACGTTCTATTGCGTTTACTTTACTTTCGTTCGCAGGATCCTGTCTGCGATCAGGTGCAGTCTTTATTTCTACAATCCACGCTGCCATCATAGGTGACGGCATTGCTGTATTCTGACTTTGTCCCTTTAGAATTTGCGCAACCATCCACGACGGATTTCCGTATAAAATGGGCACTCTAGTTTGCGTCAGGGTGCCGTTCTCATCTGGTCCCGACTGTATGCTAAAATCGGAAAAGATACGCATGAATTGCAAGAGATATCGTCTGACTTGGTTGTCGTAAAAAAAATCCATTTATTTTATAATCCAGTGTTCATAGCCGTACGGCGACCAATGTGTTCCTGAGAATACAGGCATGTACCATTTTTTAACTGCTGGATCCCATCTTGCGCCCATTTTCTTAGCCTCTTCTCTTTCAGCGTAAGGAACATTCAGGTATTGTTTAACCATCGGCACTTTAGCTTTAGGGTATGTTTTTCTAACAGGGGAAGGCAAGCGTCTATTATCGGGTATGTCATCCCAGTCGCCTGTTGCGCGACGATCACGATAACGATCGTATTCGTCTTCTGCTAGCACAATTTGTTGTGCTATTCTTTTTACTTTTTCAAGCAAATGTTTGCTAGGTGTCATTACTTCGCTCCGTCTAATTTTTTTGCTAATCTGTTATGTTTTTCCTGCGCTTTAGTTCTTTCTACTTTATCAGCAGCATACAAGTCTGTTTTAGCCGACACCGCTTTGCTTATCGGAGATTTTTCTCGAATAACTGTTCCGTCGTCCAGTTTAGTCATGCTGACATTATTGATGTAGCCATCTAACTGCACGTTAGTCGGTGTCCACCACCTGCGTAAATCGTCCTCGATTTTTCTAAACACGTTGCCTTGCTTTTGGAATAAACGATCAGGGGTGAAATCTACACGCAAGTAGTACTCTCCGTCTTTCATGTTCGGCGGAAACGCAATACCTATTCCTGCTAAAGGTTGACCATTAGGCGGCAATCCGTCGCCACTTGCCCAGTATTCAAGTAATGGGTGTCCCTCTGCACTCATTGTTACCCATAAGTGAGCAGATTCGAAGAACTTTGGATCGTAAAATACGTTTTCCGCTGCCTCTGCTACGTTTTGATCCGTTATGTTTAAAATAGCACAGTATCTGTCCAAAGCATCCTTTATTGCATGATTGCAACCGAACCCAGGCTGTCCGTCTGCTGTTACGTTTTCACTATAGCCCGGCGCCATTAAACCTGTCCCGTCACCTTCGCCGCCTGCTGTGTCGCCTGTACTCGCCTTGTCAATAATGCCACTATATTCGCTACTAGAGGGCATTTGTTTTGCTCTTACTTTCCATAAATGAGGGCGCCATGTGTTAGAGTACCCCGGAGCAGCATAAAGCGCATCTTGCACAACATAGTATGCGTTAATTGCAGTACCATCGGCAACGGTATCCCTTTGGTTAGGCATCTCAATAACATCGCCGCTTATTAATTTCCGCCCTAGCATGTTTACCATTTCGTTATAATGAAACGTAAAACGTATCGTATCGTTAGACAAAAATATGCCAAACTGCGACAAATCATACTCGACATCTTCCGGTGTGTAATGACCCCTTAACTCGATTAAATTGTCATCGTACTTTCTGTCTCTATTCTCTAGGAATAGAACATCTTGTATTTCCTTCACCTCGCCGTCGGTGCCGGACCCTATGTACCGGTGTACAAGTACTCCTACGCCGCCGATGTGGAGATTTTCTGCGGAAATTCTATCAGCAAAATTATAATCGTTGCCCTTAGTAGGATTCCAAAGTGTTAATCTAGGCACAAGTTATTCTCCGTGTATATATTCTATATTTATCTAAATTAGCTATATCAAATATAATCTGCAACCGTTACTTAATTGATAAATACACAAATAGCACAAAACCATGACTAGCGAAAGCTAGACAGACTTATGTCTGACAAGGGAGAAACAGTGACAGTTACTATTAATGCAAAGGGCACATCCGCAGCCTCCTTTAAGATAGGTAAACGCGGCACTACACTACACCAAGGCACTGCCTTAGACCCAGCAACAGTTCCTATCGGGGATTTCTGGTTCGACACCCTTATGGGATCATTGAGATACAAAGGCGCCGATCCTGCGCAATGGCGCAACCTTGTATTTGACGATATATCATTTTTAAATAATTCGATAATTTCTCTTACGGGCGATTCTAGCATTTCGTTAAACGGTGATGTAAAAGTAACCCCAGCTACCAACGGCAGCCTAATAGTTGATAACGGATCCGCCGACGGGCTTGTTTCTGTAATCGGCGGAGTGTTAACGTTATCGGGTGACACCGGTCTGAAATTGCTGTCTAATGCAGGCAACGTATCTATAAACGATTCGTATTCTTTACCAGCTACAGACGGCACACTAGGGCAAGTACTAATAACTAACGGAACCGGCACGCTAAGTTGGGCAACTGTTGCTGGAGTAGGGCCAGCCGCTTTAGATAGCTTATCTGATGTTACTATAACAAGTCCGATAAATACTCAATTTTTAAAATATGATAACGGAACGTGGGTTAACGGAAATATAGTCACTGCTGACTTACCCACTACTGCTGTAATTCCAGGAACATACGGCAGTGCATTAACTGTCCCAGTTATCTCAGTTGATGCCACTGGGCGCATAACTGCTGCTACGATCGGGACTATCCCTGTTGCCACAGAAACGCAAACCGGCACAGTAGAATTAGCAACAATTGCGGAAGCAACTGCCGGCACAAACACAATTACAGCAGTTACGCCAGCTGGACTAAAAGCCGTTGCAGATACTAAGCAACCGCTTGATGCAACATTGACTGGCCTTGCTGCTGTTACTACCGCAGCAGATACTTTAATTTATGCAACTGCGCCGAATGTATTTACTACGACACCGATTACTACGTATAGCCGCGGGTTGTTAGACGAAGCCGACGCATCTACTGCTAGGACAACACTAGGACTTGGCACCGCAGCAACGCAAGATACTACAGCTTTTCAACCAGCTGATGCGACTTTATCCGGATTAGCATCTGTTGTTACATCACCGGACGCCTTAATTTATGCAACGAACAATGATGTGTTTAGCACCACAACGCTAACCGCTTATGGCAGGAGCTTAATAGATGATGCAGATGCAACAGCAGCGAGAACAACCCTAGGACTTGGCACCGCAGCAACGCAAAACACTACAGCTTTTCAACCAGCTGATGCAACTTTAACTGGATTGTCTGCTACAACAACAGCAGCGAATACTTTAATTTATGCTACGGGCGTAGACACGTTTACGACTACGCCTGTGACTACTTTCGGTAGGAGTTTAATAGATGATGCAGATGCAACAGCAGCAAGAACAACTTTAGGGCTAGGAACATCTGCGATAGTGAACGCTGCATCTACAAATACTGTAAGTACAGTAGTTCAACGAGATGCAACAGGTAATTTCAGTGCAGGGACAATTACTGCGGCGTTAACAGGTAATTCGTCTACTG